CGTAAATCCGAACTTCGGCGACAAACATCTTGTGTGGGCTAATGGACTCGTGTAATTACTCATGAAGAAGATCCTCCCTTACAGTTACATCTAGGGGTACAACGGAGACGAACTCGTTGACCTGACCCAGAAGACAATTGACATCGTCCGCGGTGCTTCAAACGGAAGGCCTTGTCATTCTGCCACTGGTGATGGTTCTGCATACGACTCCAATCAGACTGGAGAAAACATGGAGATAGCTATTCATCCCTTCTTTCAAATCTACAAGACACAACTCATTGAACTCTTGTGTTCAATTGAGTGGTTTCAAAGGCACGTAGACTGCGGGGACTTATAGTCTTTCATGTGGCGCGCGTTAAGTTCGTTTGGCCGCACAAAAACGAACATCTTCATCCCTTTTGAAGGAATCGATATCCCAGAAAACCTCTGGACTAAAAGCCAAATACACTGTTTTGAGCGAACACTCAGTAAGAATGGCTTTAAGTTCGAAAACGTCTGTCCTTTCAACATTAAAGCAACGACGACTGGGACACTTGAAACAACCTTCAGAAATACTTTAGCTAATCTGGCTTACATGGCGTTCTGCTTTTGGAGATAGGGTTTTCACAATCCTTTCTGGTTCGGCACAGGTCGGTATCATTAGAGACGTGTATGTTTAGTAGCTGCTGGTGATGACATGAAGCCCATTTACTCGGGACATCCCATCAACGACCTAGTACTAATAACAGACATGGCCTTGGTCCATCAAAAGATCAAGTTCTTTTATTCCGGCCCAGATGACGAAATAGATTTCTTAAGTCTTACATCTTTTAAAGATGGCGAAGAAATCTATACCCTCAAGAACCTAGCTAAGTTGTTCTTCAAAACAGCTTATTATGGAAACAACTCTGTTTTCCTCAGATACCCCGCGATTTATCACCTCGGGATTTGGTATGCACTTAACCAAATGGGAATCTCCCGTGTCTTAGAGGATATAATGGCAATAATGATTAAAGATCAGGACTTGCCGCCGGAGATAACTCCTGAAATGGTTGAGGGTTTCAAAGAGCAGGGTACATTTAAGTACATGAACAGCAAAGGTATGAACTACAGGTATGAGTCTTACATCAACGAGAAATTCGGCGTTGATATTGGCTCAGTCTACGACGCTCTCCAAGGTATCTTAATGCCGATCCCCATAAAGGATTGCAGCGACGAGAATGTTTGCTCTGTAGCCTACGGATCTTCACCCGATTCCGTCTTCCAAAAGGAGGACGCAGTCGGGAGCATGGCGCA